CGGAAGTGCCAGGGGCAGATGCCGCCGTGAACGCGGCCAGCACGGCCAGCGCCGCACAAACCACCCAGCAGTCCATCAACTCGGCGATTCCGAGCCTGTCCCCGTCGCGTGCCTCGGCCGTGCCCCCGGGCGGGTTGCTGAGCAGCATCCAAAACACCACCAGCAGCCAGAACAAGGGCACCCATGTGGAGAACCTGACTATTCAGAACAACAAGCCGATGACCCCGCTGGAGATGGAAAACATGGTGAGCATGGCGGTGGGAGGATGAGCGAATACATCGACCTGCTAATTGTCGACAACGACCTGGTGCTCGATCCGTCCCGGCAACCGGTACTGATCGATGACCGGGCCAGCATCGCCCAGGACATCGCGCACATGATCCGCGACAGCGGCCTGCTGGTGACACTGGTCGCCGAGCGAAACAGCCTGAAACAGCGCGACTGCATCCAGCAACTGGAGTTGTTGGTGGAGGCGGACGAACGCCTGGTACCGGGAACGGCGCTGATCACCCAGCTCGAACCTGGGCAGTACCTGGTCACGGCCAAAACCATGAAGTTCGGCACGATCGAGGTAACGCTGTGAGCGACGTAGATTTCAAGCAGGCACTGAGCGATGCCGGCATTCCGACCACGGAAGAGGGACTGCGCCACGCGTGGGAAGCCGAGGTGGTGGCTCAGGGCAGCAAGCTGAGCAACACCAGCACCTGGTCACCGTTCTGGCGTGTGGTCACCGCCCTGGTCACCAAGCCGGTGCTGTGGATCCTCGACTTCTTTGTCAGCACCGTGTTGCCGAACTTCTTCGTCAAAACCGCCGTGGATGCCTGGCTGGACATGCTGGCCTGGGGCGTCAACGTTGAGCGCAAGGGCGCGACCAAGGCCCAAGGTTTTTTGCTGTTCACCCGAGTCGCCGCCGGCGGCGCCCTCGAGGTCGCCAAGGGCACGGTGGTGCAGTCGGCCGCGATCAATGGCCATATCTATCAGTTGGTGACCACGGCGATCGGCACCTTCACCGATGGCGCGATGCAGGCGCTGATCCCGGTGGAGGCGGTCGACGTCGGTAGCGGCTTTAATCTGGCCCCGGGTTACTACGCCGTACTGCCCGTGCCAATTCCGGGCATCGCCCAGGTGGTCAACGCCGACGGTTGGCTGACCACGCCCGGGGCGGACAAGGAACCTAACGACGAGCTGCGCCTGCGCGTGCGCAACCAGTTCTCGGCGGTCAACCAATGGCACACCGACGCGGTGTACCGGGCGATGATTTCCGCCTTCCCGGGCGTGCGTCCGGACGGCGTGTATTTTGAACACGGCGCCCCACGCGGGCCGGGCAGTGCCAACGCCTTCGTGCTGTTCGATGCCGATGTGCCGGCGGCGACTTACCTGGCACAAATCAACGCTCACATTCGCGACCAGGGTAACCATGGCCACGGCGACGACCTGCTGGTGATGGTCATGCCCGAGACCCTGCACGACTTGCGCGTGACGCTCTGGCCGCGCTCGATCTTGACCGCCGTCCAGCGTCAGACCCTGCTCGATGAAACCACGCTGTTCATCCGCGCCGCGTTTCGCGAAAGCACGGCCAGCGACTACCAGCCGACGCTGACTTATCCACAGTCGCGGTTTTCCTTCAGCCGCCTGGGCGAAGAGCTGCACCTGCAGTTTCCCGGTATCGAGTCGCTGAAGTTCGACAACACCGACATCCTCTCGGAATTGAACATCCCCCGAATCCAGACGCTCGAGGTGCTGGCCCATGATTAAGCTCAGCCTGCGTTTCTGGCTGGGCGGTACCGAGCTCGCAAAGCTCACTGCCGCCGCCCAGTCCTGGTGGGAAGAAGTCGAGGGTTGGTTGCGCTGGCCGCTGCTGCAGCTCGACGCCGATACCTGCCACCTGGTGGTGCTCGACCTGCTGGCCTGGCAGCGCGACATCACTCGCTTCAATGGCGAGCCGGAAAGCCTGTACCGCCTGCGGGTGAAGTTCGCTTTCATCAACGCGGTGGATGCCGGCAGTACCGCCGGCATGAAACGCATCCTGCAGCGACTCGGCGTCGGTTATGTCGAGATCGAGGAGCGCATGCCCGATCGGGATTGGGACGTGGTGTTGCTGCGTTTCTCCGACGCCCAGCTGTCGCAGAACCCCGAGCTGTTGCGCGTGCTGATCCAGCAGTACGGCCGGACCTGCCGTCGTTATGACTTTGTGACCCTGACCCCCGTGACCCTGCGTGTTGCCGTGGTCGACTTCAACGATGACCAGCAAACGCTGGTCGCCAGCCTGTAGGAGCCCCCAATGGGAGCCAGTATTACCCTTGCGGGTGAGAGCCTGATTGCGCAGAAACAAGTCGCTAAGCAGGCCTTGAATGTCACTCGATTCGTCTTTGCCAATGTCCCGGGGCTTGACCCCAGCGGTCCAGTCGACCGTGCTGCAGCAAAGCCCCCGATCGGGCAGATCGTCCACGTCCAAGATATCGCCGACGAAAATGCCGGCTATGTAAATCCCAATCAGGTGGTCTACAGCGCGCAGATCGGCTCGGACATCGGCGACTGGGACTTCAACTGGATCGGTTTGGAGACGGCCGAAGGCACGCTGTTTGCGGTGGCCACCGTCGCCTTGCAACAGAAACGCCGCAACATTCCGCCGCTGCAGATCGGCAACAACCTCACGCGCAACTTCCTGGTGGCCTTCGACGGTGCCCAGGCACTGACCGGCATCAGCATTGACGCGAGCACCTGGCAGCACGACTTCACCGTGCGCCTCGCCGGTATCGACGAGCGCGAGCGCCTGAGTAACCGCGACTTCTTTGGGCGAGCGTGTTTCTTTGGCAGTTCGCTCCAGCTGGAGAAAGTCGGCGCGGCCTATCAGATCAAACCAGGCACCGCCTACGTGGAAGGTATTCACCTGGTGCGCTCGGCGGTGTTGCCTGTGGTGCCGCCGGCATTTCCCACCACAGCCTGGATGGACGTCTGCCTGCAGCGTGAATTGAGTGATGTGGTGGCGACCTGGGCGGTGGTCTTTGGCGCTGACAAGGTGGACTACACCGACGGCGCCGGCGCACGGCATTACTGCGTGGCGATCGCAGACTTACCGAACACCAACAGCGTGATCGATCGCCGTTCAGTGGAGCCAATTAACGGGCCGTTGGTCACGCATTTTGCGGCGCGTGTGGGTGATTACCCAGACCTGCGCGCCAGGGCGACCACCAAGGACGACGTGGATCTGGGCAATCTCCCCAATGCCAAGAGCGACAGCCTGGTAGAGGACAACAGCGAGATCCTGGCCACGTCAAAGGCGGTGGCCACGTTGTGGAAGTCGATCTGCACGCAAATGAGCACGACGGCTATCGACAAGCTGCTGACCGCTGCCGAACGTGGTCTTGTGCAGGTCGATGGCAGCGCCGGCAATCGCACCGTCACCCTGCCGGTGGCGAACGCGGCGCTGGGGGTGATCGACTTTATTGTGCGCCGTTCCGACAACACCGGTAATCGTTTGGTGGTCCAGGCCTCGGGTGCCGACAAAATCAAATTTCACACCCACCTGAACCCTTTGGGCTACCCGTTTTTGGTGCTGATGGGCGCGGGCGACTGGTGGCACCTGCGCAGTGACGGCAACGGTAGCTGGTGGCCGATTGGGCGTCTGGACACCACGCCGCTGGGCCGTCCCGTCTTTGAAACCACCACGATCTTTCAGCCGGGGGGCAATGGCCCGTTGAACGGAACGATCCTCCTGCGTGCTGAGTGGCCTTGGTTGTGGGATCACGCGCAACAATCGGGAATGCTGACCACCGAAGCGCTGCGCACTGGCAAGGAGGGAGGTTGGACCACGGGCGACGGTGTTTCGACATTCCGTAGTCCAGAAGGTCGTGCCGAGTTCCTTCGCTTTCTCGATGAGGGGCGCGGGGTTGATGCGGATCGCGTGGCGGGTAGCCGGCAGAAAGGCACGCTGGTTTCCTATGACAATGCGTATACGACCGCGAGCGTCGATATCGTGCGTGCGAATACGTGGCAGGAAACCGGTGGCGATTTTGTCGAAACGTGGATCGATTACGCGGGAACTGTGAACTCTTACACCGTTTCCGGTGTGACTGTCAGTGGCTCACCAGCCGCCACCATCGCCCGTCCGCGCAACATCGCCTATCCCGGCCGAATCAAACTGATCTGAGGCATTCATGACCAACTATCTAATCGATGCGCTCGGGATTCTTTCCGGCCCTGTTGAAGCGCTGGAAATTCCGGGGCTGGGCAAACAATTGCCGAGCAACGCGGTGACACTTTCCGAACCGCTTCCAGCCCCTTTGGCCGGGTGCGTTTGGGTATGGGGCGCCGAAGGGCCACGCCAGATGGAAGACCATCGCGGGAGGGTGTATCGCACGGACTCTGGAGTGGCTGAGAAGTATGACCAACTCGGACCACTGCCGCCTGAACTCACTTTACTCCCTCGACCATCGTCCGCGTATGCATGGGCCAATGGCGGTTGGGTGAAGGATCTGGCCTTTGCGCACAGACAGCAGGTCAGCCGTGTCAACGCCGATTGTATGGCAGAGATCATCGGCGGCTTCTGGTCGTCGGCTTTGGGTTCGGCATACCAGTACAGCAGTGAGCTCGACGATCAGTTGAACCTCACTGGGGTGATTTTGCGCGGCGAAGAAAGCCCTTACGCCTGCCGCGACGAACAAGGACAGAAAGCTTTTCTGCTGCATTCGGCACCGCAGCTTCGCCAGGTGGGTGACGACTTCACGTTGTTCAAATTGCAGCTGCTGCAGAAAGCCAATCGGTTGAAACAGCAGCTGGACCAGGCGTTGAGTGACGGTGACGTGGCCGCCCTCGAAGCGTTGAGCTGGGAGGATCCACAAGCATGACCTGGGCACCGGTGACCATGCGCTGGCCAGAGCAGGCGACACAGTGGATGGACGGACTGGGCGCGGCGAAGGATCTGGCAGGCGGCGAGTTGGCCAGCACTGCCCTGCGCCTGGCCAGCCTTGAAGGAATGACCAGCACCAACCCGGGGCCGGTTGGTGACGTCGCTAAAGACGCGATCGTTGCCGGCCGTGCGGCCATGGCCGGGCAGATGGGCGAAGTGCCGGCCTGCTTGGTGGTGACGCCGTTTCAGAGCGGCATCGGGCAAGGTCGTGGCAATCAACGTTTTCTGTCGGCCCCCAATTTGCTGCAGCAGTTGGCGGGCAAACTCGTTGATGGCACGGACAGCGGACGCCCGAGCGGGCCGCAGTACGCATTGTCGCTGTTGTTCCTGGGCACCAACTACGACCAGTTGGCCGGCACCCTGTCGCGCTTCAATGCGTTGCTGCCGATTCCCGACCTGGTGCGCACCGAACGCCGTGCCCAGCACCTGTCGACGCTGGAAACAGACAAGTGGGAGATCCCCAGCTCGGGGCCGTTGCCGCGTTGGCAATCGCTGCCATTGGAGCGCTGCACGCTGGTGAAGGCCGCCAAGCAATCCATGTCCGGCCAACTGGCGGTGCTGGAGAGTTACGCGGCCGACAGCTCACCGATGGGCGATCTCGCCGCGCTGGCCACACGCAAGGCGGCGCAGCAGCAAGGCCGCGATCAGCAGTTGAATGACCTCAAAGCGTTACTCGCCGGCGGATCCGCCGACACCAGTATGCGCGCGCGCCTGATTGGCCCAGGGGACGTTAACGAGTTGCGCCGGTCGTTGCTCGAGGGTGAAGCCCCGGGCCACGAATGGGTACTGTCGGCCGGTGTGCTGCTGGTCGGCTCACTGGAAGGGTTGAGTTTTGTTCGCGAGTTGGTGGGCCTATGACATTGCTACTCGATGGGGAACAGATCCTCGGCAAGAAGATGAAGATCACGGCCAACCTGCGCATCGAAGCCGATGATATGTCGGGGCAGACCAGCAGCACCGACAAGGGGCACAAGGGTTTCAAACCGAAAACCCTGGCGGTGATGCTGATGATTCCCTTCGTGGATAAGGACCAGCTGCGCACGTTGATGCGTCTGGCGGAAGCCACGGCCAATGGTGGTCAGCTCAAGAAGTACCGCATCGTCAACGACACCGCCGCCGCGTTCGGCATTCGTGAGGTCGAGTTCTCGGAAGGCGTCAGCGCTCGGGAGGACGATTCGTTGAACGCCTGGTTGGTGCAGTTCACCCTGTCAGAAAAACTCTCCAACCCGGAGCGGGTCGAGAATCGTCGCGCCGGCAACAGCGTGACCAAACAATCTGCACCAGGACAAGCCGTCGCCGGCGAGGGAGCCGGCGGTGCTGATGGTAAAGGCGAGGAGCTGTCGGGCTTCGAAGCGACGCTGAAGAAGCTCGACAATTACCTGGGCGGTACGTCGAAATGAGCATGAAGCTGCACAAGGTGCTCACGATCAACGGTGCGGTGTATCCACTGGTCAAAGAGGACGTTCGGCTGGATCTGAAAAGTCCCGGTCGGGCGACGTTCACCATCCAGGCCAGCGCTGCCGTGAAAGGCCTGGTCATGCTGGATGTCGGCTACAACGACGCCCCGCTGCAGCGGCACTTCATCGGCTACGTTGAGCGTTCTACCAAGGCATCGAGCACCGAGCAGGTATTGGCCTGCCGTGAGCTGAGCGCGATCTTGGCGAACCCCTTGCCGTTGAACCTGCGTCATGTAGATCTGCAGGCGGTGCTGGCCGAGGTCAGCACCAAGACCGGGCTGCGCTTTCGGGTGCCGGACCAGCCTTATGCCAAGGTCAAGGCGCCGTTCTTCTACAGCCTGGCTGCCGGGTATCAGGCGATGGACAGCCTGGCCACGGTGTTCAGCATTCCCGATTTTATCTGGCAGCAGCAAGGTGACGGGGAGGTGTTCGTCGGCAGTTGGGCGGACAGCTTCTTCGGTACCCGCGAACCGCTGCAGCTGCCGGTCGAGCTATTCGACGGCTACCAGAGCAACCAAAGCGCGATGGTCGCGGCCCTTCCCGGGTTGCGTCCAGGTGCATCGATCAACCAAGGCGATCGCATCACGTCCGTGACGCTCGCCGGCAACCAGATGGCTATCCGATGGAAGACGCAATCCGCCGTGCAGTAGACCGACAATTCCCTGAACTGAGCGGTGGTTACCACTTGCCGCGCTTTGGTCGTGTGGTCGCGGTGCCGGATGCACCGACGGCGCCCGGGCTGTGTGACGACTTCCGGCCACGCTTTGGCGTCGACGTCGAAGTGCTCCTGCCCGATGGCGAGCCGGATCCGGCGCTGCCGATTTTGACCAGCCTGCCGTTGCCGGCGCCCATGGGAGGGCAAGAAGCCGGCATGTTCGGCTTTCCGGAGGAGGGCACCACCGTCGTGGTCAACTTCGCTTATGGCCTGCCGAACAAACCTTTTATCACGCAGATCCTGCCGCACGGGCTGAGCCTGCCCCGGGTGCCGAAGGGCGACCAGGTGTGGCAACACAGTGAGGCGTGCCAGCAGCGCGTCGATGCCGACGGCAACTGGCTGCGCCAGACGGATGGCAAGATCCAGGACAAGGCGATCGAGCGCGAAGTCGAAGCCCTGGACAACACTGAGAGCTTCCAGAATCACACTCGGAAGGTGGACGATCACTCGACCGAGTCAGTGGGGGGCATCAAGAAGATCGAGGCACTGGGCGCGCTCAAGCTGCTGTCAGGCGGCTCCGCGAGTCTGGCGGCCGTGGACGATCTTCATCAAGCCACCGGCCGGGATCTGAACCTGGTCGTGGGACAGAAGCACAACGCTGCAGTGGGTGGCGACATGCATGAAAAGATTCAGGGCATGCGCAAGAGCGTGGCCGAGGTCAGCCAGCAACTGCTGGCCCCGAAGAACTGGATCGGTTCCGGCAGCGTGAATCTGTTCCAGGTGGTGTGCGACATACTCGATTTGTTGCAGCAGATGAATACGCAGTTGGCTGTGCACACTCACGTACCTGGACCAACGCCAAGTCCGACCGATGGGGCGGCATTCTCGATGAAGGCTGCGCAAGCTTTGGCTCTCGTCAACAAGCTAAAACCTATTACGTTTTTAACACTCACTCAGTAGGTTGTTATGTGGTCGGCACTTATTGACTTTGAAGGTGACTGCATTTGTTTGGTGTTTTAGTACTGAAATTTTGCTTTATACAAAGTTAGAGTCTATAAATTTGAAAGTGACTACATTTCAAATATAGGTGCATCTGTGGAAATTTATGATTGGGTTTTGCGGCAGTTTGGTTCGTTAGTGCTCTATACTGGGGCTATGGCGTCGTTTGCCTACTTTCTTTTTAGGTTGTTCGCCAAGCAATGGATCGAGACGCAATTCAAAACTAAGCTTGATAATTTAAAGTATCAGCATGATGTTGAGTTGCAACGATTGAAAGTGGAAATTGATTCCCTGCTTGGCGGATCTTTGAAGCTTCAAGAGAAGGAGTTTGTCGTTTTGCCTGAGATATGGTGGCGACTTGATGAAGCTCATGGAAGGGCGCAGAGGGTTTTAAGCCCCATGCAGCGCTATGCTGATTTAGAACGTATGGCTGAAGCGGAATTGGAAGAATTTCTTGGCGGTAGAGATATGCGTGATTTTGACAGGGTCAGACTTAAAAAAGCTCGAGAGAAAAATAAATTATATCAAGAGATTATGTTTTTAACTTATCTTGGTGATGCGAGATCAGCAAATCGTGAATTTTCTATGTATTTAGCAAGAAATGGGATTTTTCTTCCGGATAATATAAAATCTGTATGTAAGGATATATCCGCCTCGATATGGGGGGCGTTGTCATCAAAAGAAATCGGCCGTGAAGCGAACGATAATAAACTGGAAATGGACGGATGGCGGGATTTAGAGGATAAGGTGAAGCCGCAGTTTAAGGTTGTTGAGGATCATATTAGAGCTCGATTGCTATCGCATGCTCAATCTCAACGGTATATTACTGAATAAGAAGGATGCTGGGTGTGCGATTTTATACTTCTGATATAAAAGATCTTATTGGTAGATCGTTAATTCTAGAGTGCTTTGAGGTTGTATTGACTCAAAGATCTGATAATCCGATAGTTATAAAAGGTCCCGGAAGTAT